TCACCAACAGCATCAAGAACGTGTTGTCCCAATTCAAGAAGGTGGTGCCCACATGATTCGAGGTGAACTTACCGGCGACAAGCTGGTAGTTCAATCGCTAAGGCAGAAGGTGCCCGCTATCACTCAAAGGGTGGAGCGGGCACTTGAGCGATTGACGTTGATGGTGCTGGAGCGTGTGAAGCTGAAGCTCAGTGATGACGTGCTGCGGGTGCGCACAGGTCGGCTACGTAGGTCTGTCACGTACGTCATGCGTGGTAAGGGCACCAACGAGTACGAGGGCATTGTAGGCACCAATGTCAGTTACGGTAAGACGCACGAGTTGGGCTTCCAAGGTACTGCCAACATCAAAGAGCACTTGCGCATGGTGAAACAAGCGTGGGGCAAGTCCATCGAGCCCAAGCAAGTCGTAGTGCGTGCGCACACCAGACAAGTCAACCTGCCTTCTAGGTCCTTCTTGCGTAGCGCGCTCAAGGACATGGAGGGCTCTGTTGCTTCAACCATCGCTGAAGCAGTGAAGGAAGAAACCAGATGATCGTACGTGAACCAATCTACGTAGCGTTGTTCGCGCTTCTGCAAGGCATCCCAGGCGTTGTTACAGCCAGCCGAAAGCTGAAGCACTGGAACGACGTACCTGCTGAGGCGCAGCCAGCCATATTCCAAGCACAACGTTCGGAGGTACACCAAGTCGTAACAGGGGCACCCAACAAGGTGCTGCTCACTTTGGACCTGTACGTGTACGTTCGAACTACGGGTGATGACTCGCCGAGCACCAAACTGAACAACGTGCTCGACGGTATCTTCACAGCGCTCGCCCCAAGCCCCATCAACGGACGCACTAACCTGGGTATCGCTGGTGTGGAGTGGGTCAAGATCGAAGGCACTATCGAGACAGACGAAGGCACCTTGGGTGATCAGGCTGTTGCGATCGTGCCAGTCCACATTCTTTGTTCGTGAAAGGAAGCCCTTATGGCTCAATATCTGTTTGGTTCTGGCGCTGCCTGGGGTACTCCTCTGGCTGACGCTGCTGGCAATACCATCGCCGTTCCCACCCCTCAGCAATTCATGGTGCTGCAAGAAATCTCGTTGGACATCAACTTCGAGAACAAGATGCTGCACGGTCAAAACCAGTTCCCTGTGGCTGTCGGTCGCGGCAAGGGCAAGGTCTCTGGCAAAGCCAAGTGGGCTCAAGTCAACGGTGGTGTGTTCAACAGCTTGTTCTTTGGCCAGTCGATGACCAACGGACTGCTGTCTGACGTGTACGACACCACTGGTGCTACCATCCCGACCACTCCTTTCACTATCACGCCGACTGTGCCTAACTCGGGTACTTGGGCTGCTGACCTGGGTGTGCGTAACGCCTCTGGCTTGCCAATGACTCGTGTGGCCTCTGCACCCGCTACAGGCCAGTACTCTGTGGCTGCTGGCGTGTACACGTTCGCTGATGCTGATACCGGCCTGAAGGTGTTTATCAACTACCAGTACACGGCTACCAGCACTTCGGCTACCAAGCTGAACGTGGTCAACCAGCCGATGGGTTACGCCCCTTCGTTCAAGCTGGACCTGTACCTGCCTTATGGCGGCAAACAGCTGATCGTCACGTTGCCCAAGGTCATCAGTACCAAGATGGCCCTTGCAGCGAAGAACGATGATTTCACGGTGCCTGATCTGGACTTCGAGGCTTTCGCCGACGATGCGGGCAACGTGCTGACCATGGCGATGTCGGAGTAACAACATGACGAATGCACCTGTCGTTAAAGTCAAGGGCATTCCGAAGGACCTGGGCGGTACCACCTTCGTGGTGCCTCCCCTGTCCCTCGGTGCGCTGGAACAACTGCAAGAACGTTTGGGTTCGTACACGGGGGATGTGAATAACCCCGCTGACGTGCGTACTACCATCGACGCGGCTCACGCTGCGTTGAAGCGCAACTACCCCGACATCAAGCGTGAGGAAGTGGCTGAGCTGATTGGCCTCGAGAACATGATCGAAGTGTTCGAAGCGGTCATGGACATCTCAGGTATGCGGCGTAAAGCCTACGAGGCTGCTTCAACTGGCAGTGGTGAATCGGGGGAGTGATGGAGTGGGGTGAGCTGATAGCTCACGTCTGTTACTGCACCGGATGGACCTGGGACTATGTCGCGGATAACGTAGACATTCCCAGGTTGACTTATCTTAGGGACTACTGGTCCCAGTTCCCCCCACTCCCAATCGCAGTAGCTCACTATATCGGTGCAGCAAAGCCCAAGGCCAAGCTCACCTCATCTTCGCAAGAGAAGCAGGCCGAAGAACTACTAGGCATGTTCCCTCTGCAGAAAGGGTAAGTCATGAGTGACCAAGACATCAATGTCAAGCTGACCGCTAACTCCGGTGACTTGAAGCAAGGCGTGGAGGGTGGTGCCGCTGCTGTAGAGCAGGGCTCCAGCCGTATGTCCGAAGCCATGAAGAAGATTGGGGCCACGTCCCAGGAGCAGATGGCTCGGGTCAAGGCCGCGTTCAACGAGGCCAGCACAACGGCTAAGACCCAGATGAGCGACATGGGTAGCACGTTGGTGACAGAGCTCAGCGGTATGGCTGGGCACTTCGGTGGGCTGATTGAAGCTGTAGGCAAGTCGACCATCGGCCTAACCGCATTGGGTGTGGCTGCTGCTGCCTGGGCTGGCAAAGGGGCCGCCGAAGCAACGGCTAAGATGACCGAGTCAGCTATGGACTTGGGTCGTGCGATGGGTATCACCACGAACAAGGCACAAGAACTGATCTTGGCGCTTGAGGATATTGGCGCTGACCAAGGCGAGTTGACTGGTGCGGCCAAAGGACTGTCACGACAGTTGAAGGAAAACGAGGAAGACCTCAACAAGATGGGTCTGGCCACACGTGATTCTTCTGGTGCGCTGCGCCCTATGAACGAGCTCGTGTTGGACGGCATCGACCTGTTGAACCAGCATAAGGAAGGTGCCGATCGTGCTCTCGCTGGTCAGGTTATCTTTGGTCGGGGTATCGACGCCTCCTCTAAGCTGCTGCTCCTCAACCGTGATGTCGTGGCTGAAGACGCCAAGGCCATGGAAGAGCTCGGGTTGCAGGTAGGGGCTAACGCGGTCAAGGCGTGGAACGAGTTCGACGCTGCAAGTGACCGTGCTGGCTTCTCCATGAAGGCCATCACCAAAGCTGTTGGCGACCAGCTGATGCCTGTCATCACAGACATGATCAACGCCTTCAACTCAGTCATCCCTGCTGCTGTAACGGTGGTACGTGGCGCGCTGGGTGGGCTTGTCACCGCTTTCTTGGCTGTCAAGAACGGTGTGGTCGTCTTGTGGGAAACCATCAACGCTATGGTCATCACTGTGGCTGAGCCCATCCGTGCGCTGGCTGTAGCGGTAGGACAAGCCCTGACAGGTAACTTCACTGGTGCTGCTGAAACCTTGAAGGGTGTAGGCGGTACGATCTCAGGTGCTTGGGAAAACGCCATGAACAACATGGTGGATTCATCGACCAAAGCCAAGGACCGCATCGCTGCTCTTTGGGGTGATGACACCGCAGCAGGCGACAACGGTGGGTCTAAGGGCGACAAGTCTTTCAAGGACCCCAAGTCTAAGAAGGGTTCAAAGGAACCCAAGGAGAAGCAAGAAAGCAAGATGCCTGTATACGAGGCTCAACTGGAAGCAGAGCGCCTCCTGGCTACGCAGAAGGATGCGTTGCGTGGCATGGAGAAAGCGGAGGAAGTCAAGTTCTGGGAAGAGAAGCTCAAGCTGTCTGACCTGAGCGCAACTGACAGGGCTAAGATTGAACAGAAGCTCGCTCGTGCCCGTATCGACGTGTTGCGCCAGGAAGCCCGTGAATCCAAGGCTATCGAAGATGAACGTGCTCGTGCTGGTATGGAGTCGCAGCTGAAGTCTGTTGATGCCGATAAGGACGCTGCTCAGCAACGCTTGCAAGCCGGGATCATCGACCAGCAACAGATGCTGGCCATGGACGCTCAATTTGAAGAACAGAAGAACGCTATTAAGGCGCAGTACTTGATGTCGCGTAAAGCCCTGCTCGACCCTGAACGCGACCCAGTCGAGTACGAGAAGGTCAACCAGCAAATCCTGGCTATGGAGCAGCAGCACCAAGCCGCTATGAACGGTATCCGACTGCAGTCTTCGTTGGAAGCCATCAAGCCACTTGACTCTGTGTTCAACTCTATGCAAGGCGGTATGGCTAGAGCAATGGAGGGCATGGTGACTGGTACGATGAACGCCAAACAGGCGCTTGCCAGCATCTGGGCGGGTATGCGTCAGGCACTTATCGGTGAGCTCGCCAAGATGATGGTTGCCAAGGTCGCTGCCTTCGCCAAGGAGCGTTTGCTTACCATGGCCGGTATCGGTGGGGACGCCGCTAAGGCCGGTACGGGTGCGGCTGCTGCTGTGGCCCCAATACCTATCGTTGGGCCTGCTTTGGCCGTTTCTGCACTCGCTACGGTGTTTGGGTCGGCCATTGCCATGCAAGGCAAGGTGCCTAGCGCCCGTGGTGGTTGGACCATCCCTAGTGGTGTTAACCCAATGGCTCAGCTGCACGAAGAAGAAATGGTGCTCCCGAAGGCTGAGTCCAGGGTGATCCAGGACCTTGCCCAAAATGGGGGTGCTGGTGGCGGCATGAGTGTCAACATCAGTGCGGTGGACGCTCGCAGCGTGCAACGCCTGTTTGAGGAAAACGGTGCCGCACTAGCACAGAGCCTGCAACGGCAGATTCGTAACTTCAACACAGGTGGCTTCAATGTCTAACCAAGTATTGCCTTCGTTGCCTGGGCTCTCGTGGAACACCAAGAAGAAGCCCATCTTCAAGACCACCATCCGGGAGGCGTCTTCCGGCCGTGAGTACCGTGGTACGTCATGGAGCACGCCTCGGTGGGAGTACGTCTTGTCGTACGAGTTCTTGCGTCAAGGCATGGGTCGCACTGAGCTGACTCAGATCCTTGGCTTCTTCAACAAGCATCGCGGTGCGTGGGACTCCTGGCTGTACCAAGACCCAGACGACAACACGGTGACACTCCAGCAGTTCGCTACCGGGGACGGTACGACTGTGACCTTCCAGCTTGTGCGTGACCTGGGTGGGTTCCTGGAGCCAGTGTACGACCTCAACGGCGCACCCTCGGTGTATGTCAACGGCACGTTGACCTCTGTGACTGTGGGTGCCTTGGGCATGGTCACGTTTGATTCTGCCCCTGCTGCTGGTGCTCTGCTCAAGTGGACAGGGTCGTACTACTGGCGATGCCGGTTCAGTGACGACTACATTGAACCTTCCAAGTTCATGAAGGACTTGTTCGACCTGCGCCAAATGAAATTCATCACGGTGAAGCCATGAAGAACATCTCTACTGACCTGCTCAACTTGCTGAACAGTAAGGCGCCTCTGTATTGGGTTGATCTTTACACCATTCAGCTACCAGACACTTCTACCCTACGGTACACCAATGCCGACAGGGTTGTCAGCTTTGGTGGTAACTCGTGGTTGCTTGGGCCTACGCTGGCACGCACGATGGTGCGCATCACTGGCGGTATCGAAGTCAGCACGATGAAGATCACCATGTCCGACATGTCCGGTACCACCATATCCGGCCTGCCTTTCATGCAATACGTCGGGTCCGGTGGCCTGGACAACGCGTTCATCACGCTCGAACGTGGGTTCAGCGACGACCCTTCATTGGGTACGATCGTAGGCAAGATGGTGGTGTTCACTGGCAGAGTGGCCGACCTAGTCACTGGCAGGCACGTAGCTGAAGTGAACATCAAGGCACCTACCGAACTACTGGACACCAAGATCCCGCGTAACCTGTACCAGCCTGGGTGCCACAACACGCTGTACGATGACGCTTGTGGCCTAGTCAAGAGCGCCTATGGTCAGGTCGGCACCGTG